AAGTGTGTACCTGCTTTTGGAAAAGTTTCCAAATTAATTTCCATGTTGGCAGCTTTGGGTTTATGCGAGTTATCTCGCTTCAATGTAGACTTTAATGGAGTCCGCATTTTTTCCATAGGAGCATATAGCAAGCACGTTAATGCACCAGATCTTATATCAGCACTACTAGATACTATAGTATATTTTGCTGAAGGAGCATATAAGTTCTTTGAGAGTGGCGATTTCAACGCCTTCTTATATACTGATACTGATGCTATGCAATTCGATGAAAATTATTTCAAGATTTGTGAAATGAGCAATTTTGTTCGCTGTGGAAATTTAGCTAAGTTCGGAGATGGACAAATGACTGAAAAAGAGTATGATCTCTTATTAGTCAAAACTATCGAGAGTGGTCAAGCTATTCTTAGAGGGCTAACCGGCCCTGAGAAGACTATCATGTCCACCAAGTTTGAGAAGTTGCGCAAATTACGCGCAGACTTCGTCCAATTCAGAACTTCCGGTCAGTTAAGAATGGCACCTTTTGGTTTATATATCCATGGTGCTTCTGCTGTCGGAAAGTCGTACGTTTCTGCTTTGTTAATGCGTTTATTACTTAAAATGAACAATTTCGATTGCAGTGATGAGCGCCTCATGACACTTAATCCTAGTGATAAATTTATGTCAAATGCGAAATCTTTCGTCAATGGAATCTTCCTTGATGATGTAGGAAATACAAAACCTGATTTTTGCGAAGAGGCTTTCACTCAACGTATGATTGATCTTATCAATAACATACCATACTATGCCAATATGGCAGAATTGGATCAGAAAGGTAAGCTTGCCTTAGAACCAAATGTGGTTGTTATGACCAGTAATTTAATGCTTGATCGACTTGCCCGTATTTATTCACATGACGTTATGTCTATTATTCGTAGATGTAATATACATTTAACTGTATTTGTTAAACCTGAGTATTGTATACATGGTAATCAATTAAACTCTGAGAAAGTACGTAACGATTTTGGAGATGATCCATATCCTGACGTATGGGAGTTTGAATGTTTTATCGCTGATAACACCGACGATCCAAAAGGAGAGTTAAAGAAACTTTTTGACCATAGAATTTCTTTGGCCGAAGTAATTGCTCTTCTTCAGGAACATTCAGCTAGGCATTTTGCCAATCAGGCAGTTGTCGTAGAAAATTCTAGAAATCTTAATGAAAAATTACAAATTTGCGATATGTGCAGTTTGCCTACACCTATGTGCAAATGTTGTCAATTTGGAGTTGATCTTCCTGCGGAGATTAAGAAGTCCATAGATTGGATTTTAGATCATCGTGTTCTTAACGTTCTATATATTTTCCAAGACAATCAAATTTATTCTAAACACATATCCACTATCATCGCTTTCCTTAAGAGGAAAGATAGATGGGAGGGACCAGATACCTTTCGCAATTTTGGTCATTGTTCCATTTTATTTGCATTGGTTTGGTACCTTCTGTTTTCAGTAGTCAACTTTGTTTGGTTTGTATCAGCTATATATTGCTATTTGGCATCCTTTTATGTCTTCTATAAGTCTAAAATCATTGCCATTGCTGAATTAAGTGGTACTGTAAAACATGTGTTTAAATCCGTCCGCTCACGTAGAGCCAAGAATTTC